ATGGACCAAACACTTTCAAAGACTGAGAGAAATGAGCTTATGGATTTACTGCAAATTACTAGAGCTGCATGGGGAAATTTATCTCTTATGAAAAAAGCCTATAAAACTGTCTCCAAACTTTACCATCCTGATAAAGGAGGAGATCCAGCAAAAATGCAGCGGCTCAATGAATTATTTCAAAGAGTCCAGGTTACCTTGATGGAGATAAGAAGTCAATCTGGATCCTCTTCTTCCCAGGTAGCTTGGTTTTTTTGGGATGAGAATTTTAGAACCCTAGGTGCTTTTCTAGGAGAAAAATTTAATGAAAAAATTATTGGACTTTATCCTGATTGTACTAAGTTTTGGAGAGCTAAGTGCAAATGTGTAGTTTGTTTGTTAAAAAAGCAGCATGCAGGAACAAAAAAAAATAATAATAAGCCATGCCTTGTATGGGGAGAGTGCTTTTGCTACAAATGCTATATTATCTGGTTTGGCTTTCCTGAGGATTTGACCTCTTTTCGCTACTGGACTCTGCTTATGGCAAATATGGATTTGTCTTTGCTTCGTCTGTGGACAGAATTTGGATTTTAATGTAAGTATCTTTATTTTCTAGGGCTACTTCAGTGAGGACTTCTTCTTTGGGCCTACAACTTTCCAATTTTGCCCTATGGATCGTGATGCCTGTCGGGAGGACCTTCCAAATCCTGGGGAAGGGTCTTGGGGAAAATGGTGGAGGCAGTTTGCTAATAGTCAATCTTCTGATGATTTGTTTTGCTCAGAAACAATGAGTAGCTCAAGTGATGAAGAAACTCCAGCCGCCCAACCAGCCCCTCCTCCACCAACCCCAGAGGAGGAAGAAGATGATATAGAATTTGTAGAAGAGACCCCCAGTTCCTGTGATGATCAAAGTTCTTCACAGAGCTCTTATACCTGCACCCCTCCCAAGAAAAGAAAAACAGAAGAAAAAAAGCCTGATGATTTTCCTGTATGTTTGTATTCCTTTTTAAGTCATGCAATTTATAGTAATAAGACAATGAATAGCTTTTTAATTTACACCACCTTAGAAAAAGCAAGACAATTGTATAGATCTGTAGAGAAATCTAAAATTAAAGTAGATTTTAAAGCTAGTTTTTCTTATAAAGATGAAGAAGGTGAAGGATGTTTATTGTTTTTAATGACTTTAGGAAAGCATAGAGTGTCTGCTGTAAAACATTTCTGTGTATCCCAATGTACTTTTAGTTTTATTCATTGTAAAGGGGTTGTTAAACCTTTGGAGTTATATAAGGTATTAGGTAAACCCCCTTTTAAGTTGTTGGAAGAGAACAAACCGGGTGTATCTATGTTTGACTTCCAAGAGGAGAAAGAACAGGCTGTTAATTGGCAAGAAATATGTAATTTTGCAAATGAAGCCAACATTTCTGATGTCTTACTGTTGCTTGGCATCTATATAGACTTTGCAGTGGATCCTGGCAAATGTGGCAAGTGTGAAAAAAAGCAGCATAAATTCCACTATAATTATCACAAGGCACATCATGCCAATGCTTGTCTTTTCTTGGAGAGCAGAGCACAAAAAAACATTTGCCAACAAGCAGTTGACCAGGTCCTTGCAGCTAAAAGATTAAAATTAGTAGAGTGTAGTAGAATGGAACTTTTAGAAGAGAGGTTTTTGCAACTGTTTGAGGAAATGGATGATTTTCTGCATGGTGAAATTGAAATTCTAAGATGGATGGCAGGTGTGGCCTGGTATACTATTTTGCTTGATAATTCTTGGGATATTTTTCAGAATATTTTGCAGTTAATTACAGTTAGTCAGCCTAAAAAAAGAAATGTTCTGATAAAAGGACCAATTAATAGTGGCAAAACCACTCTTGCTTCTGCTTTCATGCATTTCTTTGATGGCAAAGCTCTTAATATAAATTGTCCTGCTGATAAACTGTCTTTTGAACTAGGATGTGCAATTGATCAATTCTGTGTTTTGTTAGATGATGTAAAGGGTCAAATCACTCTAAATAAGCACTTGCAGCCAGGTCAAGGAGTCAATAATTTGGATAATCTAAGAGATCATCTGGATGGTACTATTAAAGTTAATTTAGAAAAGAAGCATGTAAACAAAAGGAGTCAAATATTTCCTCCAGTGCTGATGACAATGAATGAGTATTTGTTACCTCCTACAATTGGTGTAAGATTTGCCCTGCATATTCATCTTAAACCGAAGGCCTATCTGAAGCAAAGCTTAGAAAAAAGTGATTTAGTTGCTAGAAGAATTCTAAATTCTGGATATACAATTCTGCTGTTGCTTCTGTGGTATAATCCAGTAGATTCTTTTACACCTAAAGTTCAGGAGAAAGTTGTGCAGTGGAAGGAAACTTTAGAAAGACATGTGTCTATTACCCAGTTTGGAAAAATTCAGCAAAATATCATTGATGGTAATGATCCCTTGCATGGAATTGTAATTGAAGAACAAATGTAAACAAAGTACTCTTCAATGTCTGTTTTATTTTTGGTACAATAAAGTCTTACAATGCATTCGGCCTCATATATCATTTGATACAGGGAGAACAGTTTGCCTCTGACAAAACTTATCAACATATCTATTAAGGTCTGGGTCCCCGGGGAGTCCTTCTGTTCCCTCAAAAATTCTGACTTCTTCCACTTGTCCTGAGACCCCTTCCATTGGTTGTCCCTGAATTTGGGGCATAAGACCAGAGAAGAAGCTATTTAGGAGAGAGCTAACAGGGTATGGGTTTTTAACAACTCTCTTCCTCAGAGTAACATTGAAATATCTGGGAAGGCCTCTCCAGCTTTGGGTTTCAGAGTAGTTTGTGTGAACTCCAGCTATGTCAGCACAAGACAAAAACAACTTATCCCCTTTGCACAGTGGGCCCACACCATTTTCATCTAGCAGCACTGTAGTTACAGAGTTTGTAAACTGCAAAACAGGTGGGGTAGTAGCACCTCCAGTAAAACTGCCATAGTATCTAGTATTTTCATTTTTGGAGGGGTCTGGACACCACACCTCCACGGGGTACTTTCCATCTTTGTCAAGCAGAGCCTTGGCCTTTGGATCCAGAGCCTGATTTACAGGTTTCATATTTTTTATTGCAACTACATCATCTGGGTAGGTGGCTGTGGAACTAGCCACAAGGCCTTGGAGTTCTAGGGGCTCTCCGCCCACAGCAAACATATGGTAAGTGGTCCCTTGCACTGGAACACACCCTGATGAAGACCCATAAATATATTTCCCTCCCTGATGCAAGTTAACCAAGGAGGAAATTCCTACAACTTCAGTTTTTACAGACACTGCTTCCCACATCAAAATTGTATCACAGGTCATGTCTTCATTAAGAAGGGGGAGTTTAATAACTGCCACTGAGTAGCATGGAAGGGTTCCTTGTCCTGGTATGTCTGAGGCCTTACTTGAAGCTGTATTTATTGAATTACTGTAGCCATACAGATCTTCTGAAGGCAAATTATTACCCATTCTAGGATTTAGGTAGGCCTCAATTTGAGTTATAGCATCAGGCCCTGTTCTTACTTCTAGTACTTCTACTCCGCCTTTTACTAGGAGTTTGGGGACGGGAGCGGGAGTAGGGCATGTTTTTTTGCATGCTCCGTCTTGCCTTTTTCTTTGAGGGGCCATCTTCTTCTTTCTCCAATTTATTAAGCTCCACTTCCCAGGTGGGAGTTATATCACCATATAAACCTAGAATTAGAGGAAGCATCCAGTCTTGAGTTACTCTTTGGTGTGCTCCCCCTGGAGCAGTATAATGTTCTACATAGTGACCAGATCTAGGTTCATTTGACTCATACCCCAGTTCTCTTCTTGCCCTTTGACCTTCTCTATATTCTTCATATTCAAAATCTGCTCTACTTGGAGGCGGTTCACCTCTATTTCTATATTCTTGTCTTAGTTGAATGGGATTTCTAGCAGGTAGATATCTGTAATAATTTTGAACACTTGAATACACATGCACAGGCCCTGTAGTTAGGGCCCATCGGGCATTTTCAGCAATTTGAGCCAAGGTATGGCTTAGTTCATTAGTACTTCTTACAGCCACTGCTCTGGTAGCTTGACCAATTTGCAAAGTAGCCTGTCTCATCAAATGTCTCCATATTTCCCTACCCACAGCATGAAACAGTGATTCACCCCAGTCAATAATAGCATTCATATAATAACTAAAAGAGGTAAATCCAGGAAACAAGTAATCAACTTGAGGAAACCAAGGCACAAGAGCCATATTAACAACTGGTACTTCTTTGGAGTATCCAAAAGTTGTCACTCCTGCAGCAACCACAGCACTGGCACCTGAAACAGTTTGAAAAAAAACTCCTAGGCCTATGGCATTGTTGAGAGCTGTTGGCAAAGCACTTAGCAGAGAAAACTGCTCTGTAGTAAGTCCAGTAAGAGACAAGGCCTCCAAAGTACTAAGTCCAGCCAGATCTACAGCTTCTATTTCAACCAGCCACGCTGCCTCTGTACTAACAGCAGCAAATGCCTCCCCAGTAAGAATAGCATCCACTGTAAATCCAGTACTAAGACTTAATTCAGCAGCAATTTCAGATATATTGAACAAAAGAGACAATACTCCCCCCATCTTACCAAAAACTGGCGGGCTAATTTAAAAAAGGCGGGCTCCTCGCTGGCGCTGATGCAAACTGAGTAACTTCCTCTATCTCAGTTGCTAAGTAGGTTGCTAAGCGCCACCTAGCAACCCAACCGCAGAACAGTTGTTTGTCACTTATCAGGAAATGTCACAAAAAGTCCCGAGGCGGTGCGGTCAGCGAGTTTAAACCACAGCTTCCTCAAACAGTTGATTCTGCAAAAACAACCTGTTATTGAAGTCTGCAAGTGTGCAAAACTGAGAATTATCTTAAATGTCAATCAAAATTACTATAGCAACCCTAGTTTTTTCTAGCTAGTATAAGAGGCCAGGGGCCCCTAGCCTCCTCCACTTCTTTCAACAAGGAGAGAGGCTTTGGAGGCTTTTCCAAAACTCATTAGGTAAGCTGCCCTAAGACATTTTCCCATATAATTAAGGTATAAGGCCACCTCATAGACTAAATTATTTCATTTTGTTTGCAGCC